CTGAAAGGGGGTGCTTATGGGCAGCATACCGCCGTTTGAGAACAGCCTACGTTCTGCTAGGACGGAACGAACTGGGGCTCTCCTGTTCATGCTACAGCACTCTGACCAAAGAGGCCTCCTAGTGGATTGCCAAGAGCCTTGTTAATACCGAGAGCACCGATTCCCAATCCAATGGCCTGGGACAACGGACTTGGAGACGGCGCAACATTCATGCCCAAGGTGGATCCCGCGGAACCAATCTGCGGCTTGAAGATGTCGCTCATGAAGCTTATCCGCTGGAAAGGCTCGTAGGATTGCTGCAACGCTGATTGCCTTGCGGCATCGAGTTCTCTCTGGGATTGGGCCTGCGCCAACGAGCCAAGTTGCGTTTGGATCTGGGCCTGTTGCCCCAAGAGGTTTTGTCCTGCACCAGCCAAGTTTGCCTGCACTGTCCCTAATCCAGCGATGCCGCCGCCCAACCGGATGGCTTCCTGTGATTGTGCCGATCCCACACCGGCAAGAAGTTGGGAGACACCTTGCTGTCTTCGCTGCTGGTTTTCAAAGGCGGTTTGTGCGGCGTTCTGCGCTTGATTAAAGTTACGGCTCATATCCTCGAATACGCGCCGGCTTTGTATATCGGCCAGATTTCTACCTAATTCGGTTTCCGCGATACCTTGACGGGAGCCACCATAGGCCCCTGACCCTACCGCTTGTGCCGCCAACTGATTCCTTTGCATATCGGCTTGCCGCGACATCTCAGCGAGAGCGTCTTGCGTAACGGCCTGCTGATAAGGATCCATGAAGGCAGCCGCAGTTGTTGGATCATACGCTCCCGCAGTTCCCTGGGCCTGTTGCGCCGCCTGTGTAAACAGACCGGGAACCCCTGCCGCCTGTTGCTGAAGAGTAGCTAGTCCTTGGCCTATAGTCTCTGCGCCAGTGGTCAGGAAGGGTTGGTACTGACCTATCCCTTGGCCGGAGGCGATGGCTTGTTGAGTAAGTGGATCGAGGCCAGCAACGTCAATACCGGGAACAGGTACAGGTGTTTCGCCACGGGCAAAGGCGGCCTCAAGTATCTTCTTCTGAAAATCTTCAAGATAAGGAGCTTGGCGTACAATGGATTCGGATACAGTGGCCATTATGCAACCCCTCTCTCAAACCTGTTCATCATGTCATACATACGTGCCGCGCCAAGAGCCCGGTTCCCACCCCCAGCATTTCTAACCGCCTCCGCTGTCATGACGAACTCTCCGTCCGAAAGCCTTGCTGGAATGCTGTCGGAGGTTCCTGTGCCGGGACCCATGATTTCTCCCCCAGCAGCAACAGTTGCAATTCCTCCTCCGGGAGAGCCCAGTGTCCCTGGTGTTATGCCAACTAACGGATTAGCACCAAAACTGCTGGCAAGTTGAGTGCCGGTGTATGAAGGTTGCCCATACCATTCGGCTTTTTTTGCACGAGCTTCGGGAGAGTTTGGGCCGAGTCGGTTAGCAAGTTCTTGCCACTCTTCCCATGCTTTTCGTCTTGGATTAGCTGCATCCAGTTGAAACAACTGATCTGCTACTGATTGTTCCGGGGGAGACAAGGCAAGAGTGGCTCCTGTAACTAAAAGAGGTAGGGCAGCAGTTCTGGCAAGTTGTCCAAAGAATCCAGGTTTATCTGCTTCAACACCTCTTCCCGTTTGGTCCTGCCCTGCGGCTGCGGCGCTACCGCTTGTAGCGTCTCCCCTTTCCGCGGCATCATAGTTGGTGACATCGGGCCGCTCAAAATTCTGCTGGCCAGCAGCCGCTGGAGTACTTTCATAAGACGGGAACACGCTTTTCTGCCAATCTGTGCCTTCTCCAAAGAACTTGTTCTGCTTGCCAAAGGTTGGATCCGTGCGCGCCAAGCCCTGGAAGAGAGTGCCGGTCCCCCGTGGCCCAAATATACCTTGCGCCAGAGGATTAGCCCGCCCAGGAGAAAGCAGATTGCCTGCTGCCCTCCACGGTTCAGCTATACCCTTATTCACACCTTGCATAAAGCCCCTGAATCCGCTCGTGTCCCCTGTCGCGCCAAATCCGCCCTGTATACCTCTGCCGAGGGCTCCAACTCCATAGGCAAGAGCCGCCGACTTCGCAGCATCGCCCCATGACCCTCCTTGCATCTTGGTAACAAGACCAGAAGCAACAAGACCGCCGATACCTGGCGCAATCATATTTCCTATAATGGGAGCCATCACCGGAAGGATCTTCTTGCCGATCTTCTTAGCGGCCTTAAACAGCTTCTTGAAGAAAAACTCTGGCTGGCCCGTTATGGGATTGATCGAGTTCAGATCGCTACCCACAACATAACGATTAGGGTCTTTGACACCCATCATCGTCATTTGACGGAAGAGGTCGTCCTTTAGACCGGGATTAGCTTCCAGAATTTCTTTGGGAATGATGGTCTCGCCCTCGGCGGCGTGGACCATGTAGTTGTCACCGTAGCGGCCAAGTGTGGCTAACCCATTTGATAAAGCTTCTGCGGTGGGTTCGCCGGAAAGTTTGGGGGAACTAGCTACTATCATCAGGAAATCTCCAGCACGCTCGCGAAGGCATAGATCTTCGACGCTGTGTCACAGTTGAGTATCAGCGTATCACTGGATTCGAGAACAAAGGGTCCAGTGAGAGACGTATCTGCGAGAGTTCCTATACTGTTCTTCTCCAACGTGACCGTTACAGAAGCGGAACTGTCGGTGATCTTCGGGTATACTACTATAGTCCCAGAATGACTATTATAAAGGTTTATATTCTTTACCAAAGCCTGTGTTGCCGTTGGACAGGTATAAATTGTGACATCCCCTGTCGCGCCTACCAAAACGGCAATATTTTTATACGCTGAAGCCATTAGTCCATGAACCACGTTACGCCGTTGGTGTCGTCTTCCCCGCTCACCACGGAGGGGAAATCCATCTTCGTCAGGGCCATCTCAAGGTCCCGTAGAATCCTTACAAAGGCATCCGGGTCGTATTGATCGGGAGCCATAGGCATCGCGTGATCCAGTAATTTAGCCATTTTCTTACTTGATCCGGCGCATGAGGGCTTCCTCAACCTTTGGCAGCAACCTGATGCCGCAATAGCCGACGACGAAAGCCAAGGCGATTGCGATCTGATCGCTGAACTGGAAATAGGCCATCGCGGCAGGGATAAAAAACTCAGCCGCAATCCACCCAACAATCACAGCGACCGCGATATCCTTCAACGCCCCAAGATTCCACTTGCGGCTCGTCAGGACATTAGCCAAACCGCCGCAGCCGGAGGCAAAAATGCAGCACAGTTTCCCTCCGAAAGTCATTATCGCCCATTCCATTTACCTTCTCCCATCAGGTCGTAATCCCAGACGGAGGTCGCCCAAGGTCCAGGTTATGTTCGTCGTATCGCTCTCAATTCGTAAGGCAGCTTGCCTCGAACGGCTCCGCAGGAAAGACTGCTGAGTGGACGCCTTAACGGCATTTGTAGAGTTCGTGGCGAGACTATCTCCGGGGTAGTTCCTCGTTTTCAGGATATAGTTCACGGAAGCGTCTGCATCGGTACTGGTTATGTCTATATCCGGTATCAAACGATCCACGAACATGAATTGCTCGCCATCCCCAAGATCGAAATCAGCGGATTCAATGAAAGATGTCATGGCGGAGCCATCGTCATCATCGCCGCTTTCGTGAACGTAGACATAGTTTGTGTCGCTTGCTTGGCCGGAACCCCTTGGATTGTTATGGATCCCGTAATCCACCCACGCGGTTCTGGAAAGGGTTCCCAGATCCCATGTGTTCTCCGTGAAATTGAACTTAACGTAGCGGTCTATTTCGGACGCATCGGCACTCGGGTAGAACCAGAACACCTCGTCAAACATCTTGTTGGATGCAGCAAAGCACTTGAAATTCTGTTCCAGATTGATGTCATCGAAAACGTAACGGAGGAGGGTACAGGGAATAATCTGGACACGGCCCGTGTAGACGTAGAAATTCTCCCGGTCCATCCAGAATACCTTGTCTCCCACAGTTGTGACGGCATTTGGCCCTATTATCGACACATTGTTTGCCAGCATACTGACGCCAAAAGTAAATGGCGGTCCCACAAAACGCATGGCATGAAGAGAGGTGTCCGTCCAAACCAGCATTTCCTGGCGTGTTTTCTGAGCAGAGATTATCTCGGAACCAGAGGAAATCCTCTGGGATCCTGATGTGTTGGTAGCAGTGGGGGTCCAATCAAAAGGACCTTCCTGATCTGACCAGCGGATCATTAACAGGTCTTGGGCTGTTTCGCCTAGGGGGTTGCATCCAAAACATACAACATGCCTATCTGCGCCAGAAACCATAAGTCTTCGGGTAATGGTCGGGGCATCCGAGGCTCCGGTCTGCGAGGCAAAGGTCGTGGCCCTATTTCCCAGCCCAAGGGTCTTGTCCCAATAATACGGTGTGCCGTCATAAACATTAAACGCAAGATCTTCGCCCCAGTTATCTTGAGCCCACAGCCGAATATTTGATCCTGATTCTGCGGCGGTGGCCGAGGCTTGTCCGAATCCTACAAAGTCATTGGCTTCTTTAACTGTTGCACCATCATCATGGGCCGCTGCCGTAGTTCCTCTGACTGCCCTGGCGACTCCCGCGTTAATCGTATTGGATGATTTGCCCGTGTACTGGAGTAATTCATCATCAATCAGGACAAGTCCAACAAAGGTTATGGTAGCTCCGCTGGAGGAACTCGCCGCCGTAGTGCCGTCGTCCGCCCTTGTCAGATCCCCAAAGACATTCCCTGCATTGGTTCCATAGCGAATGTTTTCGCTTCCGATCTTAATAGTACCTTTACTAGGAAACCCCGTTGTACTGGAGCCAGCTATGGTGGAGCTTGAGGCAGTCAAATCTGCGGTGGTGGTAGTAGACGCTGTCTCGAAGTCCGAGGCACTCGTCAGAATGAAAGTTGTGTCAGAATCGCTTATCCCGCCACTGTCATTGAGGGTAGTTTGTGCATAGCCTGTGCTAAATCCACCCCAAAGACCGGCCCCAAAACCAGTACCAGTTACAACCGTGTCGAGACCTGTGTTTATCTGATAAGTGGCAACGACAGAGGAGCCTCCGCCAGCGGTGGACCCGGAAGAAGCTGAACCCGCTGTTGTTATCGTGTAACTGTTCGAGTCTACGAGGGTAATCTCATGTTCCGTGTTCAACTGGGCTGCTGTGATCCCATCCGTAGTCGTTGCCCCGCTTAACGTGACGAAGTCTCCATTAACCGCACCATGGCTAGGGGCGGTCACAGTCACCACTGCGCTACTAGCCGCACCTGTTTTAAGGGGATTTGCTCCAAGAGTAGTTGTAGCTCGGATAGGGGTAACATCGTTGTATCCCCCACCCTCTTCTATATAGAACTTGGTCTCTGTCCCAAGGCCCATGTACTTGGAGCCGCTTAACGCGGCCCATACATGAAGAGACCGGCCCGTTCCCTCTATAGTGTTGCTACTAAGACGGGTCCATCCGCCCATTTTCTCGGGTCGCCCTTTGCGGAACCGAACTAGGTCGGAATTATACCAACCGTTCTCATCTCCGTAGGACGTAGTTTCCCTGTTAACCCCAGGACGAAACTGTATCTTTGACAATGGCATCTTATATCTTCCAAAGCATCCCAGCCATCAGGATAATCACCGCTCCAGCAGAAGTAATCATAATCAACTCAAGACGCTTTATTCGCTCAATGGTCTCTTTCCACCGTTCAGCACAGACCGCTTCATGGGTATTTAGTTTCGCCTGAACTTCTTTAACTGTCGCCATTACCTGTGACCCTAACTTAGAATAATCATAATAAACGCCTCTGAAGAAAGGACGCAGGTGTCTCATTATTCTGGTTTCGGATGTGCTGCCTTCACCGCTGCAATAGTATCTTTCCAGGTAGTCGTTCCGTTGACTTGATCCCAGTATTGCATGTCAAGCTGATCGCCAACGGCAGGATATGCAGTCTCTCGTGTTCTTGCATATTCTTGGGCGTCATATTCTGACTGTAGCTCTGCCTGTTTAGCAACAATCTGCTCGGCGGTAATGTTATTGGGATTGCCATCGTGCCAAGTGATTTGGTTAATGTCTTCTGCATTAACAGAAACCTGAGCAGTGGAATCGAGCGCAAGGATTGCTCTAGCAATATTTGTCATGCCCCTATCTCCATAACGATTATGGACGTCGGTACGCGGCCCTCATTGTCGGAGTCAGAGTCATCGCCGGAACGTCCAACCACCATAGTACCCTCCCCTCCAATTCGCGCTTGAGCTTTGTATGTTGTCTCAGAGGTTGAAGATGGAGAATCCACATACGCAATGCTTACGCCGTAAGCAATACCGTTGGCAGACCTACTCGGCCCAATGGTTGTCGATGCTCGTACTCGGCTGCTGGCCGCATCGCCTATGAATATTTCGGTCGAGCCTCTCACAAGCGATAAGAAGGCATTAGCATTACCCGTGGAGGAATTACCAACAAAACCAGTAAGGAGAACAAGAATCTTGCTGCTCGTTGCCGCCGGAGTAATGGCTACAGTGACATCTGTCACATCCGTGAAACTGGTAGACGTTGTAGTAAAGGTGTCTGTCTTCGTCGCTTGAACCACTTGTAGAATTTTTCCCCCTGACAGTGCCTCCGACTGCCAAGTGCTGCCTGTTGACGTTAAAACTTGGCCGTCCGCTCCTGGAGCAATTACCTGAAAGGCGGAGGTTCCGTTGCCTAAGAGTACATTGTTTGCGGTAAATGTACTGGCCCCCGTGCCACCGTTAGCTACGCTTAAATCAGTTCCTAAAGTTAGCGCCCCAACTATCTCTACGCCCGTTGCACCAGTTGCAATTTTGATAACCGCAGTGTCAGCGTCATTCTTAATGGTAACATCGTTTGTGCTTCCCTGGCCTGTAAGAATAAGACCTTCCGCAGCGGTGTAACCCATTGTGGCATTATCGCCAGCGGCGGTGTCCCCGTCAGCATTTACTGTACCCGCTGTTACATCTCCTACGATGTCTACATTGGTAGCACCTGTGGCGATTGTGATTACGTCAGCGTCAGCGTCGTTCTTGATCGTAACATCATTGGTCGAACCCTGGCCTGTAAGGATCAGTCCTTCGGCAGAAGTGTAACCAAGAGCAGCATCATCTCCCGCTGCGGTGTCGCCAGTAGCGCCTACCGTCCCACCAGCCGTAATGTCTCCTACAACCGTAACATCTGTGCCTCCTGTAGGAATTTCTAAGACATCAGCGTCAGCATCATTCTTGATCGTAACGTCATTGGTCGAACCCTGACCTGTAAGGATAAGCCCTTCAGCGGAAGTGTACCCAACTGCGGCTTTATCACTGGCGGCAGTATCACCTAACGCATTAAAGGTTCCGCTAGAGGTAATGTCTCCAGAAGCTGTTATGGTAGCGAGGGCCAAGTTGGACAGAGCATCCACAACCGCCGCGCCAGAACCCGCGCCATCCATATAGACGAGAGCAGATTTACCGTTCTCTATCGTTATATTGGCACCACTACCCTGAGTCAGAATAACTGAATACGGTCCACTGGATCCTGAGTCTGTGGTTGCGTTAATCATAATGAAATAGGCGGCGGTCGTATTCGGAGCCACTGTGACGGTATTATTACCTCCCAATGCTCCCGTGAACTTAACCACGCGGTACATTCCATCCTGAAGATTTTCAGTCCCGGAACCTGGAGATGCTTCTCGAACAGTGAAAGTGGTGGTTGTTCCAGTTAAGCCCACCGCCTTGTAAGAAGCTATCCGATCCAGAATATCCAGATTGTGGTTGGTAGTCGTTCCCCACGCACCAGACTGTTCCCCAGATCCGATCTTTTCGATGCCAAAACTTGTTGTGTATGATGAGGCCATGATCTTGTTCCTATGCCGCTATTTCTGTCCAATCTGGCGTTTGTGTGGTACTTATTTCTGAGAAATTAGAGGTTTGAGAGGTGTCAATAACACTCCAAACAAGGGCATTATTGACAATTCCTTCAGCCGAAACCCCCTCTACACTGAATGCAAAGTTTACCTGAACGGAACCAATACCGCTTGCTGCGGAGACACCTGTAACAGAAAGATTGGAATTGGTTACTGCTGTAGCACTTCCAATTGCGCTAGCGGCGGATACTCCAGATACCGCCACCGTTACAGGAACTACTATGGAAGCTGAACCAATTGCGCTAGCGGCGGATACTCCAGTAACACTGATGCTGACGGGGAGATTGACTGTAACGGAACCCGTTGCACTGGCCGCAGAAACACCTGTAACTTCAACGGGAACGGGGCTATTCCACGTTCCTGCGTTCCAGGTACTCCTATCCCAGCCAGTAATAAGGGCCATTATGCAATCCTGATTATCGCGTTATTGGCGTCATTTGCCGGAAATTGTATTGTGAAATCTCCCGCACTGGATGATTTATCCCCGCCAAAGTTGATTACCGCAACCGCAGGGTCCGCAGCATGATTGGTCGTTGATCCTGTGCCGGCAGAACTCAGAGTGCTGTTATAGATCAAAGCCCCTCTGGCGCTGGAAATGGTAGAGGTTGACCATGTGCTATCAGCGAAATCCAGAAAAGCAGTAGGCACAGAACTGCTGTTATCGGCCAAAGCAAGTGTAATGCTCGCCAACGTGTTGCCCCCCGCCGTATAAGCCGTTCCAGACACCTCGTTGGAAGTAGTATAGCCAGTGGTATCTGCGCTAATTGAGGAGCTATTTGTAAACATCGCAATCTTGAACGTATCCGCACCAATTGCACTCGATCCAGTTCGTGTGTGCGGGGTCCAGAAATGGATTCCCGCCATTGCCTCTGTCTTGAAAGTTCCGCACATTGCGGAGGATCCAACTGCCATCACAGCCTCCTTATAATCTCTGCCAAGTCACGATGGCCCTGATTTCTCAGTAGAGCCCAAATAGTAGTCCGTTCACTCTGCGCCATCCTATTCATATAGAATATGAGTATATCCTTCAAATTTTCTCTATGTGCTAGGGCCTGATCCCGTATAGCGGGCGGCGCATCGCTAGAAACGAACATAATTTTGTTCATAGCCATCTCCGCCATTTCTTCAGGAGAATGACCCCGGTTCGTTGTGGCAAATACCAAGGGATCACTAACACCAGCGTTGCCCTCACTGCCTAGCATCAAGCCACATCCCTTCTAACCCTATCATACCGATATTGATCTCTAGTCTGGAGACCTTCACCAAGATTCTTCAACCATTGTAGGGCTTCTTGGAATCTTCCATTATAGACTTGAAGAATATCAGCTTCCCCCTTCATAAAAGTATAGGCCTCTACAAGGCTACCATACAAAAGGGCAAGTTCTGCATTGGTCCCAAGCCAACTCGTCCCATCAGAGCTTGCTGTGATTGATGTTGGACGATAAAAATAATGTAGCTCCATGGTGTAGTTACTGTCCGGAGTGGGCGCCAACAAAAACGTATCATTATCCCAATCAGCATAGTATTTGGGCGTTCCTGTGGTCGCAGGATTCGGCGTGTAGTCTTGCAAGGCCGTCACTTGTTTGTACAACAGAAACTCTTTACTCGAAGAGTTAATGACACTCAAAGAATTCTGGGACAGAAAGTCCGTTGGTTTAGATAAGTACTGATTCCCGGAAGTAGCGGACCCTTGCGAAGATTTACGAAATACATCCAACTGGCATTCTTTCAGAATACGCTCTTCGGCATTGATGATAAAACGCGACAATTGGCTTACGAAAGTCGATTCAGTATTCTGCGTATAATCTTGAATAGCTGTTTTTAATGTTGTGAAGGTATAGGCCATCTTATGCGCTCACCGTTACGGGTCCGGCGGAAGAAAATCCCCCGCCACCTTTAACATTCCCGGAAGTGGCCGTTCCACTCCCAGAGGTAAAGGTGTAATTGTCGTCATCTACCTTGGTGATGGAAAATCCAGAACTGTCCTCTATGGCAGCTTCTGTAAATCCATCAAAGGATTCTACATTTCTAAATCTAACCGTATCGCCCGTACTCCGGCCATGGCCAGGCTCTGTGACGGTTATAACGGCAGAGCCGCTTGAACCTGATTTAAAACTATTAAACGCTAGCAGAACTTCAACAGCCGGCTCCGTTCTAGCGGGCCTGCTTATCCTTAATGCTTGAGGGTCTGCCCGAACACGCCGAGGCTGTAACTGAGGCTGCTTTGATTCATACTCATCGCTGCCTACAAGAGATCCGTTCCACTCCAGCATCATGTTTGTTAATTTATAGGCTCTCCCAGAACGATCTGAGATACCTAAAGAATGTTTACCTGAAGCATATCTGGCCATCACGAAATACTCAGCGAAGCATAACTCGGGACTAGCCGTAGGCCTGATCTCTCTGCATCCTCTGATGCGGCCCTTTGGAATTCCTCCTCATAAAGTTCTTTTAACAGTGAAACCTTCTGAGGAGCCCTCTTAATTGCTAGATAATAGGCTAAACCCGCTACAAGACACGGAAGAAATCTGAAGGGCAAATCCGCTGTGTTAATCGCGTCATCTGCATCCTCGATACGCCGAACCCGGTAATATATAAGCTCATCTGTAGAATTCTCAGGAGAAGGCCAAACAGTTACCGTAGGGGTTATCAAACGATCTACATAAAATTGCGTTGGTCTCCCCTGTGTCGTTTTATCTGGAGTGCTTAGATAATCCCCTCTGCTTATCCTATTAATACTTATGTCCGAACTGCTCCTTCTTATTACTGCTTCTAGGAAACTTACCGTTGATTGAACATCAGTCAAGGCAGGGTCAGAACTAATCGTTGTACTGGCCGCGCTACTTGACCCTGTGATTGTTTCACCAGCAGTAAAAGCTCCAGAAGGAACAGTCAAAGTAAGGGTGGTTGAGGAAGGCTTGCTTATAACAGACGCAGTAACATTACTGGTTCCCCCAGTAATGGTTTCCCCAACACTAAGATTGGTGGAAGCTCCCACCGTAGCTGTTATGGTTCCGATAGGGTAGGTTGCGACAGAAGAGGTAGATGATAACTGGGCCAGAGGCTGTGTTATTTGCTCTACAGTCCATAAATTTAATCCTCTATTTGCCCATTCTGCAAAAAGAAGATTTAGAGACCGCCGGGAAGTCGCGGAATCATAACCCGTTCTGAATTCTAGTCCACATCTCTCAAAGGCCTCTTCTGTAATTTCGGCCATATCTAGGTTGAAATCAACCGATCCAGAAGTTGCCATTCTTAGCCCCTGTCCCTATAAAGCCAATCGTCTGACCTTCCTTATTCTCAGACATTCCCTCAATATTCTTTTACGCAGTAGACAACTATAGAGTAAGTGTCTCCACTGGTATGCCCTACAGTTGTAAACTGTATGTCTCCTGTCTTGCCGCCTGAAGCGGCAACATTAGGAAGACCACTAATATCTGAATAGTCCAGAGTGTCTGAATAATCCGCTGGTAATTGAGCAGCGATAACATCTGTGGACGCATCCCAAAGAATCTTGACGCCCATGCCAACATTAGAAAATACTATCTTTTCTAGCCTGACTCCCGTGCAAGCGGTTCCATCCTGACGGGAAGACAACGCGGAAACATCAACCTTGGTGACTGCTGCTTCCCCACTACCATCGCTAGTGTTTGTGCAGTAAATAACAGCGTTTCTATCGCCATCTATTACTGTTGTTGCTGTTACTGCATCCGCCATATCAGTCTCCTATTAGGACAGGGGGATTAACCCCCTGTCCCATTACTCAAGTCAGGTTTAACTATCCGCGAAAGGAGTTGCAATTGTTCCAGAACCAATCAGAACACCTTGAACAAGATATTCATTATCGGCAAGGGCTGTGATCTCTAGGTAAGAAAACTTGTCTCCACCCAGCGTTGAGCCATTCATAGAAATTACATCATTCGATGAAGCGGGTATAAAAACCTTATAACTTCCATCAGTAACACCAACAGCCAAAGATCCAAGGAATTTGTCAGTGCCATCTGTTTTGATATCAAGATCAGTAGCATCTGTTCCAATAAAGAATCTGTAAACCGCTCCAAGTTGATTGTTTACATTTGGATCATCTGGTCCAGCAGAAGCACTCGCATCATCAGCTTGAATGGTGGGGAGGGTTACTGCGCCATCCGCATCATTTATTTCCATGATACGACCAGCATGGGCCGCAAACGTGAGAGTTGTTTCAGCAGTTATATTAATAACTGCGTCTGGTCCAGCAGTTATGAATCCATTCAATGAACGAATTGGACCTGAAAAAGTAGTTCTAGCCATACTATAATATCCTTCTTACGAAAGGTTTCGCCCTAGCGTCTTCGTAAGCGTCTGCTGGGACAGTCGCTAGGGCTATGAATTCCCAGAGAAACGGGGAGAGGATAAACCTCTCCCCTACTCAGTTACGCACCAGGTGAACCAAATACGCAACGTGGATCAGAGTAACCGTAACTATAACGCTCACGGGCTTTGAACCTTACGTTGCCGGTATCAAAATCACCTTCCATCTTCGTGGACATCGGCATACGCTCGAAGTGGATAAATCCACGAGGAGCATCTGTCTTAATGAACCATGCGTCCGTATCCGTCAGATAATGGTTAACGACATACCCTTGCGGAAGCATACCCATGTTCCGTGTGGCGTTAATGTCGTTATCGGCTGTACCCGGACGGAGAGTCGATTCGAGCAACCGATCTGCAACGAATTGCAGTGCCGGCGGAACAACCAACTTCTCGCCACGAACCGATACCTTGAGGCCTCGCTCATCGACAAAAGCCGCAATGTCAATAAGAGCATTCTCTAGGCTCGTTTCGTTAAGGTCAGCAGCAGTGCTGGGCTCATTACGAAGATCATTGTTATTCACAAGTGGATGATCTGTCGCACAAAGCTCTTTGCCATCACCGCCAGTAAACGAGCTATCAAAAGCATTGTTCAGTGTAGCTGCACCCTTCACCTGTTTGGTGTTGGCCATACTACGTGCCAAAGCTTTGGTATAACGCGAAGCCAAGCGGTCATAGAGATTATCCTCGATTGCTTCTTCCGTAATGGAGAAAGCAAGCGCGATAGTCTCATGTGTATACCTTGCGGTATACGCTTCTTGGGCATCATCAAACGAAATTGCTGAACCTTCAGCCTTTACGGGCGCAGACCCGAAACCTGAAAGCATTACCTCCTCTTCAAAGGCCCTCTCTGAAGATTCTGTCTCATAAACTTCAGCCGCTTCGTCATCATATCTGGCGTACTCAAGACCAAAAAGGGCATTGAGGCCAGGTTCTAGCTCTTTCGCTAGTTGGGCTCTACTAATAGCCATTTTTCAATCCTCCTACACGCCAGTGGTTGAAGGTGTACCAGCCGCAATAGCACCATTATTGCTATTGAAGTGGTTATTCAACCGCACAATTGCCCCGATACCAGCCGCTGAGAAATCAGCGTTCTCTGGATCATCGACCCAACCCACAATACGCATTTGCAGAGCAGCCGTGGTGGCAATCGTACTAATCGCGAGGCGACCTAACGACACACCAGTAGCGTCTGTTCCTGTGATAGCGGTTGAGAAGTTGGCGTTAGCAAAAACCGCAGCGCGAGCCGTAGCCTTGCTTGTCCAAGTCGCATCCGTTGCAATAACATAAAGCTGCATTGGATCATCGACAACAAACGCTTTTACCGGGTGATTGGAATCTGCCCCAGAACCGGGCCAGTAATTTTTCCAGACCGTTCTCCCAGTGGTAGAATCCACATACTCACAACCCTGAAATACACCCAGCATACCAACGGTTCCACCAGCTGCGGCGCCAGGGGCGTCAATATAGCCGGTAGAGAGCGGAATCACGGGTTCACCATGATACAGCTTGTTGGTATTGCCGTTTGCAATTTCATACGCGGAGTATTGGGTCATACCAGTGGAATTAGAGGCCCCACCCTGCTTGCTTAATGGGCGAAGGCCAAAGCTTCCATTAGAATTAGCCATTTGTTTCTCCTAGTCCTCGTTGTGAGGACCTCCAAAAGTTACACGAGTCTGCCTATCAGGTTTACTGATGGGCATCGCTGGATGTTGTTCGCGAGCTAAGTCATTATCGACAGCGGCCATTTGATTCTGAGTCATATCACGAAAATACTTATTGCGATCCTCAGTAATCTCAACCGGAACCCTTGCTAGAAGAAGTCCACCGACACCAATTACGCCAGCATGTTTTCCATCATCGACAGTCGGGATATCAAAGTCTGGGTATTCTTCACCACGCACCAGTTCATACCCCTCGCGGGATCGTGCTGCTACGTTTTTACGGTCATCAAAACCCATAACTTCTGCCCGTATCCACCGATGCTTATAACCTTCTGGCGGAGGAGGTGCGTCCAACATGGACGGTGGTTTCCAAGGTTCTCTGCGTGCTTGGGAGGCACGAGTCTGCTTTGCCCTAAGCGTTCTCGTAGACTTTTGGCGAGTTGTGTTCTCAATAGTCATGACTAATCCCTCACATATTTGGCGTATTCTTCAAGCGGTACATTTAACCTCTTTGCAATCGCAACTTGAGAGGGCGTTAATCGCACAGTTTTCCGTCCACTTCTATTGCGGGATGCGGAAGCCTCGGCTGACGCGACCTTGCGGCTTCCCCCGTTGCTCTTAGACTTAGGATCAAGTTTATGAGGAAACTCAGCTTTCAGTCTATTGTCCAGTTCAGAATAGTAATCCTCTGATTGAGGGTCAAACCCCTCATCCTCGATAAGCCGTCTATGAATGCCGAAAGCACCATATGTCATAACTTCATCTTCCCCAAACCAGGAGTTTCTAGAAGCCCATGCTTCTGCTTTTGGATCGGGGGGAGCCGGGGCTGCTGCTGGAGCGGCTGCTGGAGCGGCTGCCGGGGCTGCTGCTGGAGCGGCTACTGGAGCGGCTGCTGGTTCCTTTGGAGGAGTTCTAGCCCGGACGGCCTTCAGAGTCCCCTTCTCTACGCTCAGATTGGCTAAAGCTTCTTGAGCTTCAACAATCTTATCAACATCTCCTGTTTCGTGAGCTTGCTTCAGGAGTTCCTTGGCAGAAGCAATTTGATTGGTGACACGGCTCTCAAACTGCTCTTGATACCCCTGATCCAAGGAATTGATGCGGGTTTTAAGACTTTCGTTTTCTCTCCGCACATTTTCGGCATACTCAATAGCAGTTTGTTTCTGCCGCTCTTCCTCTCGAAAACGCTTGGTCAGATTATTAATTCTGGTCTTAACCCCAGCACTATAATCTTCAAGCTCATCTTCCGAGGCTTGAACCTTTTCGACCTCCTCTTCTTCGGGAAGTTTTACATCTACTGCTTCTTCTTCGTTATCACCAATATCAATCTTAGTTTCTTCAGGCATGGGTAATCTCCATGGTTTCCTTCTACCTTCTAAACATGCTTGATGTCATCAGGTTCAAGGATAGTTGCTATGACCTCATCATCATTGATGATGCGTACTTCACCGCCCTCGATTTTAAATCGAGCGCCGGCATAGCGGCCAATGCAGACCCAATCCCCCTCCTTGCACCAAGGTTGCCCGTCTGGGCTAAACTTATCGTGGTCCTCGTATGCGAGGGGTCCTACCCTCAGAACATACGCTACTACAGTGGAAAGTGCCTCTCTGTCACGAACAGCATCAGGTATATGTACGCCACCATCTGTGGTGGCCTTGCCCATATAAGGCATTACAAGAAGCCGCCATCCGGTGGGCTGGGGCAATCTTTCCTTCAGGTTCTTGGAAACAAGAGACGGATCGAGAACCTTATCTTTCTTGTTTACATATGCAGAGGCTAACACTGCTTCCTTTTTATTTTTCTGCGAATCCAGAACATGGTCTGGAACGTATAATGTATTCGTCATTCGTCCTCCGAAGATTGCAGGATATCTTTGATTTCCTGTTCCGCAAATTCAAGTCCCTTCAACTCCCCGGTCATTTGCCTATAAGCTTCCATATCTTTGGGATTTCCGTGGAGAATGGCATCCTGAGTAAGTGTTATACGGCTCTGTATAGCCTTTAATACAGAATACGCAAAGGTTGTGGGGTCAGCCATATATCAAAAAGTTCCCGCAAAGTTCTTGCCTCTGACGGCGCCACCAGCGGAATACTTGACAGGCTGTCTCTTACTGTAACTCATACCACCTTTCATGTAGCCGAGTTTATCTACGACAACTCCCCCCATATTCATACCTTCTGGTATATTCCAATGCTTACCCGCCTCGGTTTTTTGTTCAGGGGTCGCGTTTCCCCATACTGCTTTTGAGAATTCCAGGTCGTAAGGATCCTGCTCTGCTTCATAGGGTCCTACCTCGTCAGTTAGGATAGCAATGGATTCATTAACATCTGCCTGTGTGGGATTCTTTGGCGCAGAAGCCACAGCCAAAGCTCGCTGTTTTGCTCGCTGTTCTGCTGCAAGGTCTTGAGCAGCCTTTATACCCTCCTTGTCGTAAGAAAACTCTCTCACTTCACCAGTCGCTGTTGTAACTTCAGGCATTAGAACATCCTCGTCTTCTTGGCGATACCGCCATCGTTGCGCGTCAAATACGCATCTTCCGATGTCTTCAGATCTCTGTTGGAGATCGAATTACCCGTATCGGTCTTTGAAAGGAACTTTGAGAGAGTGCGCTGAACCCATTCCCTTGCACGAGAACGAGGGACGCCCTCCTCTTTGAGCCTCCCCGCCAATATATCCAGATCTCTGTTGGAGATCGAATTAACCGTATCGGTCTTTAGTCTCCCCTCTACGAGGTAGCGTAGGAGATCAGCCCTACTTACGGAAACCGGTTCGCCGTAAGGACTGTCGTCGGTTGTCTCCTTACGTGTACGCTTATCAGGTTGATCCGACATCAGAACGTCCCCTTTCCATCATTGTTGTTGAAGTAACGGCCACGGACCTGGAACTCACTGCCTTTTATTAGCTGCTCCGTGCCGCCCTTGAGTTTCTCACGGCCATATTCGATGGGAACATCTTCACTACCATGAGTAACATCGTAAACATGACCCCCGCGCATGTAGCGAGCCATATTATTAAGCCTTCGTGCCTTAACCATCAGACCACCTGCTTCCTCTTTAGAAATGTCCATTTGATCAGCCATCTGATCTACTGTTTTCTTAGCCATATTGTTTCACGTGAAACATCACGCCCTTCTTGTATGCTTCCTGGCCAAATAAGCCTTGTACGCTTTTTTAGCCGCTTTTAAAGTTTTGTATACAGCACCGCCAAATGTCCATCCGCCCTTTACCTTACGAATAGGCATTAATACACCTTTGTCTTCACACTTCCACCGTCATGAAATAAAGAAGCTACCTCGTAACCGCTAGAAGATTTTTTTCCTTCTTCTAAAGATCTTTCCAAAAGTTCGTTTATATGCTTTTCAGTAGCAGCCACAGTAGGATTCCATATTTTAGGGACTCCTTTCTTGGTCAGATGCACCTTGGAAATTCCCCTAGCCATTACAGTTTACTCCCAGCTTTAGCCTGTTGTTCCATCCGCTCTCGGTTAACTTCCGCACGCAATAGCGCAATGTCTTCCTGAGAGTCGATCTTATCGCGTACAAGTTCCTGACGCTCGCCTTCCTTCTGTTCCTCGAAGGTCTGCTTGACAGTAAACTCTTCGGCCTTGCGCTGTACATCAGAGGCCTTGATGTCCAGTTCCTTGGAACGAAGCTGAACGAGAGGATCAACCTCACCTTCCGGCGGGGGCATCAGAGCGACCATGACTTCTTCGGTGTACTGGGCGATGAGTTCCGCGACCCGTGCTTCGAGATCTACTTGCGGCGGTTGCTGGCCCGCCTGCATGGCCTGTTGCATGGCCACCTGCATTTCCGCATCAACAACACCCCTGGCCTTAAATGCAACGTGTTCGCATAGATGCGCCTGGAGCAACGCGAATATAGGGGGAGAAGACGCCGGAATCGGAGTCTTCATGAAAATTATGTGAGCCGTCATGTGAGCGTCATGATCCTGGGTGGGGAAGGCTTGCAAAGTCTCCTGAATAATGGACTTGGCGTTCTCTATAGCCGGATCAGTAGGCTGCGGTGGTTGCGGCGTCGGCAACAGGGCCTCGATGTTATGTACGCCTATTGCCTCATAAATACGGCGGTAGGCTTCATACAAATTGTGCATCTGAGGATTGCTTTGGGCAAGCTGAAGCTGTGTTTGCGCCAAAGCCAGACGTTGGGACATCGAGAAAATATTGGGGTCTGAGACAGGGATAACATCTATCCGCTCGTCAAAGTCCATCTGCTTGATAGTGGCTTCCGCCCCGTACACATTATACGGATACATCGGAGGAAGTGATTCAGAGAACACGCGACCCAAGATCCTGAATTCTTGTTTCTGGGCATAATGCAGCCTCTTGTGTATGGCCGACATCACCTTGGAGCCGCGCTCAAGAAGAGCAACAGTTGTACCTACCGCAGCTTGCTGATTTCCATCTCCCACCTGCATGTCGGTAATGGCGGCGAACCTTCGACCAGCATCCACCACGAAACCCAAAAGGGCCATCAGGGTCTGGCTCGGTTCCTTGTAAGGCAGTGGCAAAATACTTTCCCGCAAAGCACCGCCAGGAACATCAATATCACGAAATTCACCAGGAGAAAGAGGCTCATCAGAATCACGGATACGGATACCACGAGCTTTAAAGCCAGCAGGAAGATTAGCAAGTGTACCAGCATCTATAAGTTGCCTCAGAATGGAAGTTGCTGAACGTCCCAGACCCCCAATCATGTGGAGCAATCCGAAGCCGTAGAATCCTAGACCAGGCAGAAACTTGTAATGTGTGAAATACTGAACCTTACGATAGAACTCGTCTCCCTCACGCCAGTTCCTGCGAACCGACAGAACCTTCGAGCTACCTTCGTCTATCGTTACAATGTAGGGAAGCTTGATCCCTGTCTGTTCTCCGTCGATAGGACTCACATGCTCAAACCCCGGAAGGTCTAAGTCCGTGTGAACCTCCAGTATTGTGCAATCCTGATCATCCGCTCCCGTTCTTTCGACCCCCATCAGGTTCCGTTCTTTCTCCCTTAGTTCGTCATCGGAGTCATAAGGAGAAAGTTCGATGTCCCGGTAAAAACCACCCGCCTGGAATTTACGAACATCATTCGTATTCATGCGGATGACATGAGTGACGCGGGAAGCGGAATTCAGATCAGTGGCGTTATAGGGAACAAGTAGATCATCTGCGGGAACAAACCGGGAAACCGCCCTGTCAAGGATGTCATCGAAGTAGACTTTCTTGAAAGCGGAGCCTGCCAGAGGGAGATAGAACAACAGGCGATCCATCTCAGGATCATACTCTTCCATTACATGCGTAATCTGATAGTTCATGAATTCCTGAACGCGCCGGGCCTGCTTCTCTACGTCAGGAGTCGCTGCACCAACAACCTGAGTACGGACAGGGCCAGAACTAGGAAGGAGTTCCTTGTAGGCTTGCGCCTGAAACTGGGTGACTGCTTCTGCAATAAGAGGATGAGTTACGCCACTGGCGCCACGGAATGGTTCCTCGCGCTGTTGATACTTAACGCCCAGGAGATCTAGACCATCCGTATAAGCGTCTTCCCATTCCTGACGCCCACTCTTGTCGTCCTCATAATAACCTAGGAGTTCTGAGGAAATCCCCATCAGGACTCGTTCATCTATGATCTCAGCTAGGTTGGCATCAGGATCTGCCTGAAGCTCTTCGGTAACCATCTCCTCGAAGTTGAGGACAACGGAACCATCCTCTTCTTCTCTTATATCTGTAGGTTCTTCAATCTCCTCGACTTCAATCTCTTCATCAACAAGGCCCCCTATAGGCATACCCTGAGATGGAAGGACTCTATCAATCAGAGAGATAGGTTCCCGAGCCATTATTTACTTACCTCCTTGAACTTTTCAAATGTTCTGAGGCCACCTAATCCGAGCATCCCCATTAAGACAGGCATCATTTGGCCCATGTCTAGCGCGGGAAGATCTATAAGGTGACCTGTCTGCGCGAGAATAAACTGTAAAATGGGGGTAGCCACATATGTCCATGCAAGCGCAACCCCGCACGACCACCCAATGAAAGGGCGCCAGCCAGCGACAAAGAGACTCCTGTGGGCCGCTTCCTGCTTATTGATATCTAGTTGAGCTAAATCAATCTGAGCAAGGTGTGTCGCTAACTGCTGCTCAATTTGCCTTTCGGCCTCCGCCTTGGCTTCCTTATCTTCGGGCAGAAACCTTCCTACAACATCCGTAATCGCAGGCAGAATTGCTGGGAGTAATGAAGCAAACACGGCATAATCCTTCGTAACTGAATTACGTTACCATAATAAATCAGAGATTATCACCCTCAATTGAGTCCGCGCCACTCCCCAAGCTGTAGCATGGTCAATGTCAGGTGATAATCATCCATTGATGCTCTACCGCCTCTCTTTCAGAACAAAAGCGCCTACACCTACAACGATCCCCGCAACAACAACCCAAAAGTTGCTTGCGAGAACACCAGCGCCTACAACGCTAACGCCAATGGCCGCATACGTAGAAGGCTCTTGCATACGCCCCATAATCCATTCTGTCATGGAAAACTCCCCTAATAATATTGTCGAATTTGCGGACGGTAGGTAGGTTCCACTTCTTCCTCATCGCTGTCAAGACGGAGGAACCCACCTTTACGGTATCTAATAAGTGCCATGGACATACTGTCGCAGTAATCATCATAATCGCCATTTGGGAAAGCCGCGCATTCCTCGATAACTTCTTCCGAGAACTTCTTCTCAGGCGCCCAAACCTTGCCGGATTCAAATATAGGAGCCACCATGTGCATCCGTGTGTGTTTGTCCCTTCCCTTCGACGGCGTGTAATTCACAACAGGAATCCCCATCGTCCGTAATTCGTCCGTGAGCGGCGTTCCACTGGCCTTGGCCTCGATCAGCACCATGTCGGGCTCCCAGTACTTGTACTCTTCCATGGCGTGGGACTTCAGTTCGGGAAAATCCCACCGGCCACGTTTCGCGTCCATCAGAATCAGGTTCTCCGGGCCACCCTCTTTGGGCTGGAACACACCCCATGTGGTAATAGCCGAATAGTCCGCTGTCTCCTTCTTCGAGAACGCCGTATCGTAACTCTGCATGATGTAGCTGACAGGAGGTATGGATTCCTTCTCCCACTTGTTCCACCACTCCTTCTTTATGATGGCTCCTTCTTCCGCCGTGGGATTCTGCTGCCATTGTGCATTCCACTTACTCAGGGACAGCGAAGCCTTGACCCTTAACAACTCGTCCTTGTTCCAGAACTCCGGCCAGAGCACATTGTCGCTCGGCAGGATTGCCGGGAACTCTATGAGATCCCACTGGTCCGCCATGACATCGGACGCCTGCGCCTTGATGAGTTTCCCCGTCAGATCTTTAAGCGACCACCGCGTCATGACGACCACAATGGAACCACCCGGCTGGAGCCTCTGCCGGGGACCCGAGGTATACCACTCGTAGGCATTTTCCAACGCGCTGTCCGAGAGCGCATCCTGCTCCGAGTGCGGGTCGTCAATGATCAACAAATCAGCACCACGACCCGTAATCGCACCACCCACACCCGCCGCGAAGTATTCCCCGCCCTGGCCCGTGTCCCAGCGTCCAGCCGCCTTCGAGTCAACCCTCAGATCCACATCCGGGAATATCTCCTTGTAGACCTCCATCTCCATAAGGTTCCTCACCTTACGGCCAAACCGTACCGCCAGTTCCGCCGTATGGGTGGTCTGGATGATCTTCAACTCTGGATTCTTGCCAATCAACCACGCCGGCAGCATATACGACGCGAATTCCGATTTCGTATGACGCGGGGGCATGTTGACAATGATCCGTGAACCGGGGCTCACGGCCAGCTTCTCGAACTGCTTTGCAACCTGCTTGTGATGGGTCCCTTCTATAAACCCATCGTACACATGCTTGACAAACGCCATGAAGGAATCTTGGGCCTTGTTCCGTACAGACAAGGTCTTTCGGGCCTCCTCCAAGGCCAATATCTCACGCACTACCTCGTCAGGTGCGTTTAGCACGTTTCCACCCTAAATAATCCGCAGCTTCCTGCACATCCGCAAAGCACACCAGAAACGCCGTTTCCGATTGCGCCAACGGATCAACTACAGCCGTGATCGTCTCACCATACTTCTGCTGACCATGGCCTAACCGATCCGCATACTCATCTTCCGTTTTATACCCCTTCGCTCGGGCCGTCCAGTAAACGCGGTTCGTCCACTCATCCTCATACTGCGCCAACGCCCAGTGGTGCCGGTGACCTGAAATGTACAATGAAGCTTCCTGCGTAAATTTCGCCCTCTTCTGCTGTGCATGAAGAGGGTTCCACTGACTGTGGCCCGGCATGTCATGCGCCGCCCATACCCGCAGCGGACGACCCTTCGGAAAACGAAACTCCAGACGCGCCTGCCAGTCAGCGGTCAATGTACCAGGGACCTTGAGCCACTCAATCGGATCCACATCATTCGGCAACCACATATCATGATTGCCCTTGACCAGAAGGCACCAATCCGTGGCCTTCAACAACCACTGAACCAATTGCCATGACTGCTTGGCCGAAGTCTCCTGCGATGCCCATAACCTCGACAACCGGCCTACCCAGTTGTTGCTCGCATCCCCAAGACTCGCCGCATACATACCCTCCGTCTGGTTGATCGTATCCAAATCCTTACGCAGCTTGGGCCAGTTGCACCCATTGTCATCTACATGCGGGTCCCCCAAGAAGCTTATTGCCAAGGGACCCGTCCTGCTAAACGTCACAGGCAACCACTCACGCTGCTCCATGGACCGCTGACGCTTCTTGAATCTCATCGTTACATGGTCAACAAGATCCGTAACCTCCATGTCGGAAGAGTCAGCAAGAGTAAACGAATACTCCTCGTTACGCATCCAAGGTACAATATACCCCGTCTGTTCAGCTTTCTTTACACGCCTGTAATAAGTGCGAAGACTCATCCCTAACCTGGCCGCTACAACCTGGACCAGGGACGGTTCGTTGGGACCCCCTCGGCCTACTATGTCCGTGGGGGGAGGGCAGCCCTCTTTATATAACTCCTCGATGGTCTCAATGAGACTCTTGATGTTGGGGTCAAGCTCTAAAGTCATATGTTTCCCCTAATTATTGACAATGATGTATAATATACTACCAACATTAAGGGAATTGCAGCACATGGCAGATGTCATATCCCTCAAAACAAGGTCAGGGGGACCCAGAGGACTAGTTTGTACAAACTGTTCCTCTACGACTTTCTATATCTTCCCAGACTCCATCGTCACATGCAGTATATGTAATCACATTATGGAACTGGTGGTTCCACAGGGGACCCTGCACCTCGAATCATCGACCATGGATGATTAATACAAACGATTATTTGTTCAAAACACTTCGTTCATCCACGCCTGAACGAAGAGGGGCGGCGCCCGACCTGATCGGGGAGGGTGAGCCTCGCCCGACTAATTCGGGCGAGGCTTGGAACCTTATTACCCCGAAGTAGGGCGCGACAACGTGCCGCGCCCTATGGTTGCTACTTCCCATTGGCTATGTCAGCCACTACCGCTAACTGCATGAACTTGTCAGTCCGCGCCTTGTCGATGAATGTGATCTTAATTGACTTGATCCACCCATTGTTTATGTCAGCCACTACCTCATATTCCCCGTCGCCATACCCACTCTGTAAACAGACGCCGGAGGGGAATTCGTGGACTAATGGTGTGAGTTGCATCTGCCGCACAAAACTATCCCAATCTGCACCAGGATTGTTTTTTGCATCATCTGGCAAAACATAGCACGGGTCGCCAATCCATATGAGCCCGCTATCGTTTCCAATTCTTCCTATAACTTTCCTCATGGTGTTCTTCCTTTCTGAAAGTAGGGCGCGACAACGTGTCGCGCCCTATGGTGAAGGACTAGGTGGAGCTTTTCTTTATCAGGTCT